TATTACGCCTCTCTACACCCACCCACCACAGCGCACATGGGTAGGGCTAACGTATGAAGAAAAATCGGAAATGTGGGAAATTAGCCGTGCAGCTTTGCCCCGTTACGCAACATACGCAACTTTGATTGAAGCCAACCTCAAGGAGAAAAACACATGACACCCATACCACTGCAACCCAACATGCCTATGCCTACCGACTACAGTGGCGACCCTGTGCCGCCCAAGCAGTACTACCGCTGCCCACACTGCAAAGAAAAAAGCCCACTGACAAAAGAATGGGTAGGACTGACGGATGAGGATTGCAAAAACATGAGTGAAGGTGACAGAGCGTTTGTAATGTGGGTAGAAGCCAAACTCAAGGAGAAGAACACATGACAACAGCTTACAGCAGGATTGACCGTTTCTTGCGGGAAAACCTCAATGACAATGACTATCCAGCATATAAAGAAGAACTAGATGCGTTATGCCAAGCAAAGTTACAGCGCACATGGGTAGGGCTGACAGATGTGGAGATAGATTATCTTCTTGGAAGCACGGCTGGTGAAAATGAAGAAACGCACATTTCTTTTGCCAGAGCCATTGAATCTAAGCTCAAGGAGCGCAACACTTGAACAAAAGTCCATTTGACTATTCAAAAGCACTGTCTCGCAAGAAATGATTCAACAAATTCGTACATTCTTTGGTAGACAAAGAGGATCGAAAGGCAACAGACATACCAGTGTTGTCACAGGAATAGCTTGGATTTGCTTGGGTTGCGGAAAAGTGTTCACTAACAAACAGTTGTCAGCACTTCATAGGTGTATTAGGGAAATTCCCTATATCAATCATGATAATGTCTGACAGAATACACGCATTGATAGGTTTTTTTAACAGGAGTGAAAAATGTTTGATATTGAGAAAGAAAGTTGGATGGCACTACAGGACTTTAGTTCTGAAGATATTGCAGATGCAATCTGTGATAGCGATGCAATAGTAGAAGCAATACAGTCAAGTGCTTGGACTGATGTTGCAGACATCATTAGAGCCAGAGTCGAGCTTAAAGCAAAGAGATTTGCACAGTTATCTCTTGATCTCCCTTTAACCCCTTGGGTGGACTCAGAAGAAGAATTAAACCTATGGCGTTGTTATCGCATTGAACGCCAACAAGCAGCCTTGGAAGACCGCAAGGTAAAGACTAAAATCAATCCCTATTCCAAGAGCGAGGTCAACAATGAAGACTAAGCAATATCTTGATCGGATCATTGAGGAACATTCAAATGACTACTACTGTGCATTCTGTGTTAAACCGCATAGCCCAAAAAGTCAATGCTGTGATGATTCGTTTTTTATCTTATTTCGAGATTTGGACACCGACACTCAGCATCAACGAGCGTCAGAAATTGCGGCAAAAGGCGGCTAAACGAATCAAGCAGCAGCCAAAGGTACAACGGGTGGTTATGCCATCCAAACTAATCACCGACCCTGAATTTGGGTATGTGAACTCAGCCCTGACTGATGTGTCAGCAACATGGAAGAAGTTTGAAAAGAAAGGAGTTAAAGAGAGTAAGAAAGAAGAAGTGGTGAAACAAATTCGTAGAGTTCAATAAATAACAGGAGTGAAAATGATGATTGAAATGAGTAAAGCCAAAATGGGCGTTTATACAAAACTGGCTGAAGCCCGAAAAATGATGCGGTCACGCACATTAAAGAAATCAGGACACAATAAATTTGCAGGGTATAACTACTTTGAACTTGGTGACTTCCTGCATCCAGCACTAGAAATCTTTGACCAACTTGGTTTAATTAGCATTGTGTCGTTTACCAAAGAACAAGCACAACTTTGCGTAGTCGATATAGAGGGTGGTGGAGAGATTGTTTTTAGTTGCCCATTTGGGTCTGCGGCTCTCAAGGGTTGCCACGAAGTGCAAAACATGGGTGCTTGCCAGACTTACAACCGCCGCTACCTTTATACCCTTGCGCTTGAGCTACTAGAGCATGATGCACTTGATTCAACAACAGGTTCAGGGAACATTGAAACAATCGATGTAGGCGTGATGATTGACCATTTGGCAGCTATTGATGCTGCTTCAACCCTTGAGGAACTGAAAGATGCTTATACAACTGCTTACACTGCTTGCGGTGCTGATAAGGGCTGGCAAAAGAAAGTAATTGATGCAAAAGATAAGCGTAAAGGAGCGTTGAAATGAAAGTTAAAACAATTGCACACATTCACTATCTTAAATACGATTTTGAAGTAAATGGCAGGTATGAGGTTCTCAGTTTTAAGGCTAATGACGATTCTTTCCGTACCTATGTAGGCGAACAAGAAATTGAAATTGACGTACCTGATGACTATGATCCACGGGGACAGAAAATTGCTGCTTTGGAAAAGCAAAAGCAAAATGTCATGGCTGAGTATCAAAAGACCGTGACTGAAATCAATGAGCGCATCAATAAACTGCAAGCATTGGAGTACACAAATGAGTGAAGATGAATTAAGAGAACACCTTATACAAGGGTCTGATGAATGGAAACAAAGCAGAATAGGCAAAGCCACTGCATCTCGTATCTCTGACATTGTTGCTAAAACTAAGTCAGGCTACAGCACAAGCAGAGCAAACTACATGGCACAACTGGTAGTCGAGCGCATGACCAACCAAGTAGCAGAGTCCTACAGCAATGCTGCTATGGAGTGGGGCATCGAAAACGAGGAATTTGCTCGTGCCGCATACGAGGCTAAAACAGGCAATATGGTCGATCAGGTAGGTGCTATTGACCATCCAAGGATTGCACTGTCTGCCGCCTCTCCTGATGGCCTTGTGGGTGATGATGGATGCTTGGAGATCAAGTGTCCGAACACTGCCACACACATTGAAACCCTTTTGGGTGACGAGCCAGCAAAGAAGTATTACGACCAGATGCAGTGGCAAATGGTTTGTGCAAACAGAAGTTGGTCCGACTTTGTGAGTTTCGACCCACGAATGCCAGCGCACTTACAACTGTTTGTCAAAAGAATCCAGCGCAATGATCTTTACATTGCAGAACTGGAAAAAGAGGTCGTGCAATTTCTTGCAGAAGTGGATGACAAGGTTAAAAAACTCAATGAAATTAAGGTGTAAATATGGAAGTTAACAAAGAATTGTTGAATGAAATATTCCATTATGAAGACGGCAATCTTATTTGGAAAAAGAAAATTGCTAATAATGTAATTCTTAATAAAATTGCGGGAAGAACAATTCATCATGGGTACAGAATGATAGGTTTATATAAGCGAGCATATATGTCGCATAGACTTATCTATATGTTTCATCATGGATATTTTCCAAAAGAAGTTGATCACATCGATGGCGATAAATCAAACAACAGGATAGAAAACTTAAGACCAGCTACACATTCTGAAAATTTAAAAAATCAAAAGATTAGAACAACCAATGTTAGTGGTCATAAAAATGTAGGATGGGCAAAACGTGAACAAAAATGGAGGGTTAGGATAACAGTTAATTTTAAAGATAAACACATTGGTTATTTTTCAGACCGTGAATTGGCTGATTTAGTTGCGGTTGAAGCAGCAAATTTGCATCACGGTAAATTCTCAGCATATAAAGGAGTGTTACATGGATAATTTTAGGGACAACTCAGGTGTTTTGTTCAAGAACGACAAGAAAGAAAAAGACAATCACCCCGACTATAAAGGGAACATCCGTGTTGCTGGTCAGGAATTCTGGCTTTCAGCATGGATTAAAGAGGGCAAGAACGGCAAGTTCATGGGACTAGCAGTAAGCCCTAAAGAAGAACAAGCAGCACAGCCAGCTAAGGACAAGCCTAAATCTGGTTTTGATGACTTGGACTCGAATATTCCATTTTGATATGACTTAATGGGGAAAACGTAAGTGAGTACCCACTAACTTTGATAGGAGTTGATATGACTTTAAGTTTTGTAGAACGTAAGAAGATATGGTGGAATTGGCATAAAGAGAATCCCCATGTTTGGGAATACTTTGAAATGTTTGCCTTAGAAGCCGTAAGAATGGGGCGAACAAAGGTCAGTCATTGGCTGATAATCAACAGAATCAGGTGGGAAGTCACCATAGTCACTACTGGTTCAGACTTCAAGATCAGTAACGATTACATTGCTTTTTATGCAAGACTCTGGCAAGCTAAATATCCTCAGTACAAGAACTTGTTTAACACTAAACAGATGATTGGAGAACCAAGATGATTGCAAATGTCTTTTCCTTGATTTTACTTTTGGCTTTTGGTGGAGGAGTCCTTATACTAGGAGTATGGATTTTCCTCCACTTCCTTGACGATTAGGCGTGTAGACCCTGCAAATACTGCGTCTTCCCTGCCACTTTGACAGCAGTTAACTCTTGCATTTTGAGATTGCTTGGGTCATAGCTGACATGAACCCATCCACTATCGGGTATACCCTGTGTGTAAAACTCTAGAATCAATTGAGTGTAATCACAGTTATCCATGATCCACTGTGCAAGGTCAGCATTAGCAATACCAGCTATCTCAATGTCAGCAGCCTGACCCTTGCAATGGTCTGATGTTTTAGAGCCACCAACAGCCGCATTAGACTCTGGAGAACGATAACCTGAGTTCACGGTAACAGACTTGCCAAAATGCTCTCTAACAGGCTGTAAGACGTTCTCACACAATGCCTTGAGGTTCTCAATAGTTGCTTCATCAGGCGTGTTATCCAGACCCAAGCGAGTAGCAGTGTCGGATTTGGTGAGTTCTTTCAAAGTGAAGTTGGCAGATAAGTTCATGGTTTGACTTTCAAGGTTTGGAGGGCTTCGTTGTAGAGGGAGACACAGGTTGCAAGTTTTCTGATGGCGGCATCTCCTTCGTCTGTGATGGCGATAAGAGCTTTAGCAGTCTCTCCGTCAAGTTCGGCTGATGCACTTCCTGAGTTACTTCCGCTGGTAACGGGGGAATCTGTGGAGGTGTGTACGGCGCACTCTGAGGCTTTGACAGCGATCCGCAACCGCAAAGCACCACTGTCAATATCAGTATTGCGCTTTTGCTGTAAAAGTTTAGCATTTTGATTGGCTTTCATCAGTTGGTTAGATTGGGTATTCACAGCAGCTACAAGTGCCTGTTCCTTTTGTCGAGCATCTGCATTCAGAGCAGCAATCTCAAGCTGTTGTTTAGTAAACTCATCGTGTTTACCCTTAGAGTATCCACCGCCAAAGGCAGAGCCGATGGCGATCAAGATACCCAAAATTACCCAAGGATTAAACAGACTCATGGCTTAGGCGGCTCATCATTGTCAACAACTTCAGCCTTTGATGTTGCAGTAGCTATTGCTTTGACACCAGAACGACCAGCAACACCACCAAGAACACCAGTGATGAACACCATGATGGTATTGATCTGCTGCGTGTAAATCTTGTCAATTGCTGCCATACCTGACATTGGCTGAGTTACAAATGAGACTGAATACAGGAACATTGCCACCGATCCAAGAAGAATCAGGGTCAAGGAAAAGATTACGATTGCCCAAATTCTGACTTCAATTTCATCAGAAGTCATGCGAGTATTTTTGTTCATTACGACTGTTGGCATCACTTTTTCTCCAGTTCAGGTTTAACAAGTTGTTCGGGGCAAGTACCTGTAGCAGTACAGATTGGGGGTTTGCAGTCAGGATTAGACCAATTCTTAGGGTCTTGGCAAGGATACCTAAAGCGATCTTCACAGCCCGTCAGTAGCACCAACAGGATTGACAGACCCCAAATACAGTAGATGTTCATTTATCTTTCTCCCTTTCTTTTTGCTCAATCTTCTGTCGCATCTTCTCAACCTTTTCATATTGAGACTTGACTTCATTCTTAGTCTCCAAGATGTCAAGATAAAGAAACCCCATCAGTGGCAACAACAAGGCAATCAACAAGCAAGCAGCAATCCATCCCACTATGTCTTCCTCCACTGACTTACGAACAACAGCCACATCCAAAGGTAAAGGAGGAATATAGAAGTCGCTACTAGGTACGCCATTTTTAGCTGGAAGTTTCTTTCTTCCTCCTTGCGTTGCCATAGTTCCTGCCTCTTTACTGCTTCTAACTTCAGCCTTGCTCCAGTTTGCTCCTCTTGTATTGTCTCTCTCATTGCAAATACCTCTGAGTACAGTGCGCCCATCTCAGGAGGACTCTGGTACACCATACACTCCCTGATCTGCACCACCAACTCAGCCATCTGCTGTTGTGCCATCACCCTCTTAAGTGCGGCTTCCATGTGGTTCTGGTCAGGATCGTAGACGTTCTTTGACTTTTCTTCTTCTTCCCTTATGTGGGCAGCAAGTTGTTCTTGAATCCTGAAGAATTCAGTGAGTTGTTTGACAATATCGACTTTGACTTGGGTTTCGTCAACGGCAACGAACTTCTCTTTTTTCTTTTTCGCCACAGACTTGGGCGTAGAGGCAACTGTTGCGGGTTTACCCTTAGACTTAAAGAAGTTACTAAAGTTACTCCAAAATCCAGTAACCTCCTTATATATGCCAACAGCTTCGTCAACAGTAGACTTGACCTCCATAAAGGAAGTCTTTGCCTGTTTGTAAAGCTCACAACCCTCTTTGATTGCTGCAACACAAGCATTGGCGGCAAAAAGTAGGGTGATCGGATCAATTTTGTGTCCTTAATCTCTTGTGATTTGAGAGATAGTTCCACGGGTAAGTTGAGTTTGTGTTGGTGTAGAAGCAGATACAAATTCTCTAAATGTTTGTTGCATTTCAGGGCTCATCTTTGCCATCAAAGAACTTGTAATCAATGAAGATTGTTTCTTTGGCATAACCTCTAAGAAGTCTGCCAATTTTTGCGGGTCAAGCATAAGTTCAGTCATCTTTGAATCTAATTGCTTTTGACTTCCTGTCTTCAATGTGTCTAAAACAGATTTGAGAATTGTTATCTTACTGCTAATCATTCCTGGGACTTTTTCACCACCAGCAAATGCTTCTTCACCTGATGCTTTAACACCTTTACCCATTTCAATTGCTTTTTGTGATCTTGCTAAATCAGCACGAACACTTTCAACAGATTTAATTTGGTCAGAAGTAAGAAAGTCAGATAGTTTTTCATATCTTTGAACACCAGTAGTTCTTTTAATCAAAGCGGCTGAATTGTCAACGGCAGAAGCAAAAGTTCCAGCTTTTTCAACATCAGTTAAATTCAAACTCAATTTGTCAATCAGTGTTTGACCAACCTTCATTTGATTGATTTTCTTGCTATGGTCAGCAAATTTTGTCAGGTAATCAGACCAAATCTGAGTTCCAGACGCATCATTGATAGATTTATCAAGAATCTTTTTGATGGATGTTTCTACATTGGTAGCTTGCGCTCCAAATGGCTCATTTCTTTGCGTCAAGAAAGACTTGATGTCGCTGCCAATTTCTTTACGCACATTGTATAAATCAACACTATTAATAATGCCATTCTCATCAGCAAGATTTGCTAGTTTTGTGCGTAGTCCTTGGAGTGAATTGACAAGCAGTGCATTTGACCTGTCTCCAACACGACCAAGACTATCATCTATTTTTCCAATGATGGGCTGAATAGTAAGAGGATAGAAACCCTCATCTGCAACACTTTTAAGTTGCAACTGTTTAAACCCAAGTTCTGCTTTCCTTTGAGCAAGAGGGTCGGCAAATTCTTGTGCAGCAGTAGACAGACTTTTGGCAAGGTTGTAATTGCCTGTGTATCTATCTGGAAACTTCATTGGCATACCTGCAATTTGCGATATTTGACCGCCTTGCGCTCCAGTATTTGAACGAACCAATGCTTGCGCTTCTTCTGTAGCTGTTTTGCCTTGCGCCTGAAGATTCTGTACTACAGCCGCTTGTCTTTCTGCTATGTCAGCCTCTAATTTAGGAACAACCTGACCATACACATTTGCTTGCTCAAGCGCAGTTTCACGCAATGGAGTAGTTTCCGCTGCCCTAGCTGCTCTTGCTGCCGCTAAGTCTGCCTCAGTACCAAATTGACCCACTAATTCTTGTTTACGAGCAGCAGCTTGTGCTTGCCCTCTTTGTGTAAATTGTGGCTGTGTGCGAACTTGGCTTGCAAGTCTCTGCTGTTCTTTTACAAGTCCTATTGCTGTTGGCGTACTTGCCAATGCTTCAGCAGTTGTTGGTTTACTGCCAGAAACAATTTCACCAGCATTTCTTAAAGCAGTAATTACCTGTTGTTTTTCATCACCAACTAAAGATTCAATGTATCTTCGTGCCGCAGCTTCTTTGTTTGCTACTGTAATCGGCAAGTTAATCAATTGATCTTTTATGTAAGACAAGGCTTTTATTGTTGGGGGAATTACTCCACCTATCACAGCACCTAATCCCATGTTAAACAGTTTATCAGTAAGATAAGAACCATCTTCTTTACCGCTAGGTGTTAATCCTCCTTGAATCAATCCACCGCCTATTGATTGCAATAAACCGCCAGCTTTAACAATTTTATTAACAGGGGAAAATATTGCGCCTGTAAATTCAGGAACATCTATTCCCTCTCTGCCAACGGCTGCTCTGCCTTTTTCATAAGCAGCTTGTTCTTGTCTAACATTAGCCGATGCTCCTTGTTTAATGTCTTGACCAAACAAACCAGTTTTTGCTAATAGTTCATTTACACCTAATGCTGGCTGAATGACTGCTCCTCTTACCAAACTGTATGTAGGAGAGCCAAACCCAATCATCTTCTCTAGAAAATTAGGTTCTTCAGTTGCAACGGGTTTAGTTTGCGCTTGAGCAGGAGCATTTTGCTGACTAGCATCAGAAGCACTTGATTCTTTTAAAGATCGAGCAATTTTTGCCAACCTACGAGCATCTTCTTGATTGCCTTGAGCATCAGCTTTACGCAGAGCTTGCATTACTTCTTCATAAGTCGCTGCCATAAATACTCCATTATTTATATTTGTCGAACAAATCTTCATCAGATAAAATGTCTTCAAAAAACGGTTCTATTTTTGCCGCTTTTCTGCGTTGATTAATTCTGATTTTTGTTTTTTTCTTTGCTGTTTCTGTTGCTTTGACAAAATTATCTAATGCTTCAAATGTTGTTTGAGTATCATTTTTACCATAAGCAGCAAGAAACTCATTTGCAAAACGCAATACGTCTTTGTCTGTTTGAACGCCTTTTTCTGCGCTTACTTTTAAGTTTGTTGCAGCCTGAACAGCACGTTCCAAATTGGCATACGCTCTACTTTCAGTAGTCGAATTACCAGTTGCATTAGCTAATTCATACTTGCGATTGTTTACAAATCCAAGTTCCAAAGGAGCTTTCTTTGTTTTTGGATCAATTTTTAAATTTTCTATAACAGGAGAAAGGGTAGTGATTTGAGCGTCTAAATTATCAATAAGTTCCAAATCTTTGGACTCATCTTTAATCAAACCTGCGGGCATTGGTTTGTTTTCCAATTGAGATTGTTTAAACTCATTCTTTGCTTGTTCAATTTCTTTTCTACCATTAATTCTCATTTGTTCTAATTGTTTAGCATCAGCACCTCTTTGTTTTGCAGCAACAGCTTCTGCATCAATTCTTTCTTGCAATCTTTCAAGTTTCGCTTCATTGTCTTTACGAGCCTGATCTGCTCTAGCAGTTCTTTGTGCTTCTTTGTCAGCAGATGATTGAAGCACTGCCAAAACTTTGTCTGGAGAGCCATACTTGCTGACAATTCCCAAAATATCTGCTTCAGTTGCAGTTGCTGGCAACTTAGACAATTCTTCACGCAATTTCTGTTCTTGTGTATTTGACAACTCAAATTTTTGAGCTTCAGCAATTGTTTTTCTTGTGGTAGCTGAACTAACTTGTAATTTCTGACCAGCATCAGCAATCTTGGTAGCAAAGTCAGAATCACCTAATTGATAAGCCATCCTAGCTGCTTTGAAAAATGTGTCAGGATTACTTTGGTCAAGCTGAGACATCAATGAATTACGCATTGAAATTAACTGCAACTGAGGGTCTTTACCACCCAAAGCACCACCAATAGCACCACCCAACTGTTGACCACCAAGGTACAGGCTGTATTGCGCCCGTGCCATTGGATCAAGTGACGCATACTGCATTGCCTGTGCTTGCATTGCTTCATTTTGCTTTTGTTGGTACAAAGCACGTTGCATTGCATCTACTTCAGGAAACATTCCTTGAACAATTGATGATTGTTGCGGTTGTTGACCAGAAGTAAAATTAGGGTCAGAAGTAAACATTCCTCCTGATAAACTTTGTAGTTGCGTTTGTGGAGTACCTCCAGCAGCCATCTGATCAGCATTAGCTTGCATCATTGCCAAGAATTCTGGTGATGATTCGTATGGAATAAAATCAGAACTGGCAGCAACATCTGGATAAAGCTGACCCCTAATTACAGGATCAGGAGTTCCATCTGCCATCACGTTAGTTACTGGCATTGTCATAAGATTAGTTGTGTTAACAGCCATGATTTTCCCTTTAATAGTTAAAAGAAGCAGGGTTGTAACCAACTTTAGATGAATCTACTCCTCCACCACTCCATGCGCCAAAATCAGTAGGCGATGACTTAAAGTAGTTTGCAACACCTTGACCAAATTGCTGATTGTTTGCAAGACCACTCAGAGCAGTAGCAAATGGGTTGTACGAGTCTGCTTGTCGTTGAGTCATTGCCGCATTCATTCCACCTTCAAGCAATGATCTACCAGCATTAGCACCATAAGCAGCCGCTTGACCACCTAATCCAGCACCCAAGGTCAAGGGTTGTTGACCCATTTGCTCAATTGCCTGTCCACCACCTAAATAGGTAGTAAACGGGTTCAATGCACCTACTTGACCAGCTTGATACTGACCCATCAATTGAGAACCACTACCAAAT